TATGGAGCACTCAATCAAGAAATCAAGAATACCGAGTATTGGATCTTTAAGGAACGAAATGTTTAAAACAGCCAATGAGTTTTCTCTATACATCGAGCAGATTGTTCGAGATAAAAAGATGACTTATATGGATGCTGTGCTCGAATATTGTAAAGAAAATTACTTGGAGCCAGAAGATGTTTCTAAACTTATTAACAAGTCACTCAAAGATAAAATCGAAATGAACTTTCGAGAATTAAACTACCTACCTAAACAAGCACAACTAGATGTCTGAAAATAAACTAACCATTATTGCACTCATAGTATTCATGATGTGTCAGTTTGGTTTCTTTTGGTACACAAAAGATTCTTTCAAAGGACTGTCCGTAAGATATGATTGTAGTATATCTGAAATTTCTCCAGACTTTCCAATACAAGTGAAAGAAGAATGTAGAAAACTTAGAGCAAAATATAGCGATGGACGGATATAAAGCATACCGTTATTACCTAGCAATTAAACTTCACTTTACCACTGACAAATTTGATGTTTTCCAAAACAGAGGAAATGTTAAAGGTACTCGTGAAGCATTTAACGCTAGGAATGACAGATACATATTTGAGAAGTTAGCACAGAAGCATTCTGATGATAAAGAGATTATTCAGTTCTTCGTTTCCAATTTTGCATATGGAAATGATACTGCAATCTATGCTGGTCAGGAAGCAGAAGATAACTTCATGCAATGGAACAAACGAAAACAAAGTATCACAAAGATCTTTGTAGACGATTTGGCAACACTACTCACACACATAGAAACAAACAGATTAAAACACTCTGCAATATTTGAGTTTACCGAAAACGAATATCCTGTAGCATTAAAGATGTTTGTTGGTGGTAAAATTTCAATAGAAACTTTGAGAATCATAGATGACTTCACAGACATCCTTGAAAAATGGAATCAGAATCTATCTGTAAAATACATCTGGGATACTGAGATGCGTAGAATTAAAAAGTTGACTGGATTCGTAAAATACGATAAGATTAAGATAGAGAAAATCTTTAGTGCCTTCAAAGAAGAACTTGCAGAATAAATCATGGGTAAGACTTATAAGAAACAACCTCATCGTTACGATGATGAGAATGCCAGTGGGCGATCTGGAAAACATGCCAATCACTCTAACAATAAAAAGAGTGGTGGTATGAAAACGCTAAATAGTTATGTTGAAGAAGATATTGATTTAGATGATGACATCTTTGATGATGATATTGAAATGACTGATGAAATCGACATTCAACATATACAAAATAATAATCCGTAATACATATATACAAAGGAAAATACGATGGATATTCAAGCACTCCGCAAAATGCGCAACTCAGACTTTGGTGCAATCTCTAATGCATTCGAGAAAGTCGCAAACCCCCAAACAGAAACTAAGTCATATGTCGATGATCGCTTTTGGCGATTGGAAGGTGACAAAGCAGGTAATGGCACAGCCACACTTCGCTTTCTTCCACGAGTAGAAGGTGATGAACTCCCATGGGTTCGAATCTTTTCTCATGGCTTCCAAGGTCCAACTGGTAAGTGGTATATTGAAAACTCTCTAACCACTCTTGGTGAGAACGATCCTGTTGGTGAGTTGAACACCACTCTTTGGAACTCTGGTTCTGAAGCCAACAAAGAAATCGCTCGCAAACAAAAGCGTAAACTCTCTTTCATTGCTAATGTTCTGATTGTATCAGATCCAAAGCATCCTGAAAACGAGGGTAAGGTATTCTTGTTTAAATTCGGTAAGAAAATCTTTGATAAGATTATGGACAAGGCTCGTCCAACTTTTGAAGACGAGAAGCCAGTCAATGTCTTTGATTTGTGGGAAGGTGCAAACTTCAAAATGCGTATGCGTAAGAAAGATGGTTACGCCAACTATGATGAGTCAGGTTTCAGCGAACCAGTGGCAGTTTCTGATAATGAAGAAAAACTATTGGCTATCGTAAACGCACAAACCAAGTTGTCTGAGTTTACAGATCGTAAAAACTTTAAATCTTATGATGAGTTGAAAAAGAAACTCAATGAAGTTTTGTCTGGTGATTCTTTTGCAAGCAAGTCTGCTGCAGAGATTGCCGAACAGGAAGATCGTCCAGTAGCATCTGCACCAAAGGTTGCCTCAAAACCAGCACCAAAGATGCCTGAGATTAATGACGATGACGATGATGTTATGTCTTACTTCGAGAAGATTGCTAAAGAAGATTAATCTTTAGAGTAGAAATTAAAAAGGGATCTTTACGATCCCTTTTTTTATGCGTATTTGCTTCGTTGCCAAGAACTAAGAGATGACTCTTGATTTCTTACTGGTGGTTTAATTAGTTGTGTTTGACGAGTTGTATTATTAATTGTTGGAGCAACAACAGAAGTATTGCCACCACCTCCACCAGATTGTCTTTCTGCTGCACGATTCTCAGCAGACTTACTATTCACCAATCCAGCAGCACCCATCGCTGCACCCATTGCTGCAATTTTATCAGTAGGTAATGCAGCAATTGCTTTAATCTTATCGGTGTCTATGGCAGAGAATGCTTTCATTCCTGATGCTAATTTTTCTACACCGATACCTGCCTTCTCAATGTTTGGACCACTCTCACCGAGTTTCATAATCTGATCAACGGCAGATCCACCTGGAGTTACTGCACCGAGTAATCCACTAACTAAGTTACCAACACCAGCAATCGCTGAGCCAGCACCAAATGCAGCCATCGCTCCACTAATTGCGAATAGCCCACCAGCAGTTTGAGCAAGTGAACTACCATCTATCGCTGCTAATCTTTCAATACTAGAAACAACAGCATCAATGATTGCTATAATTGAGTCAGAGATAGCACCAATCACTCCCATAATAACATCACCAACTCCTTTGATTACCTCTGGGATTTTTTCAATAGCAGCAACAAATACATTTTGTATAACATCGGCAACTTTCATTAACACTGGAGCTAATGCTTCCATAAATGGTGCAGCCATTTCAAGTGCTTTACCAATACCCATCATAGCAAGAGTAAATGCAGCAAGTCCGACTAATGTTAATGGATTTGCCAGAAATGATACACCAATAGCAAGCCCACGAAGAAACTTAATAATTGCTTGTCCAGCAGAACCAGCCAAACTTGAAAGTGCTTTACCAATAGATACCAGACCAGTAGCTATGCCTTGCAAGAATCCAGCGATACCCTTTCCTGCCCCAGTCATCAATCCCTGTAAACCAGCACCCAGCGACTTTAATCCCAAACCAAGTCCACCCAACAAACCACCTCCGCCACTATCGCCAGCCTCTGCTTTAGTTGTTGGTGTTCCACCTGGACGAGTATTTTCTTCTATTTTTGTTAGAAGATCTGCCTGCGCACCTTGAACTTTTAGTTGTTCGTTTGCAGCTTCTTGTTGTTCACCAGCAGACGCAAATGCAGCAGTGGGAGTTTTTTCTTCCTGAAGACTTTGTGCTCTTAAATCATATTTGGCGAGTTCACCAGTACTTTGTTCTCTTGACGCAAGAAGTTTTTTACCTTCAGTAGATTTTGCTACTTGTTCATCACTAAAACCAGTGGTTTGTTTAAACTCTGCTATCTTTGTTTCGTTATTTTTAATTTCTTTAGTTGCGGCATATGCACCTTTGAAGTTCTTTGATGCCTCATCTCGAGACATTGAAGGATTAATTGCTTTTTGTGCTTTAATAAACTTTTCTTTTTCGATAGATTTATTAAAAATTCCTAAAGGATTAACTGCTTTCATAGCAGTTGTTTTTAGTGCACCGACACTACCAAACTTATCAGAAAAACCTTTCTTTAAGTCACCTATTCTATCACCAAGTGATCTAAAAGTTTTCATACCTTCTGCTAAACTAGCAATGGCTTTTGCTTCTTCTGCACGAATTTTTGCTTGCTCTTTCATATTGGCAAGCATTTCTTTTTGTGTGACTAATAATTGTTTATCTGTTTCTAAAGTTTCAGCCTCAATTTTTTCTTGACGATCACCATCATCATCAATCTTTTTAGTTTCAACTAAAGTTGCTATTTGAGTGAGTTGTGCTGTTTCAAGTAATTTACGCATAGTAAATAAATGCTCGTTAGCAGTTGCCTGCATATCAAGCATTGCAGCGAAGTTTTTAGGTGATGCTGTTATGACTGCCATCTCTTACCTTTTCTTAGATTCTATTCTTTTCTTTTCTTCTTCTAGATACTCAATCAACATATAAACATACACTTCTCTTTCAAACGGAATCATTTCCTCAAGTTCCGTTAGCGAGTATTTGTGGTACTGCATCAGAGCGAAATTCATTTTATAGTAATTCGCCAATGTTTCATGACAAAGGTTAATTAAAAAAAACTTTGCATGCCCTCCAGCATCTTCCTGTGTTGTTTTTGGCACACAGGGCAAGTGTATTCTATTTCCTTTTTAATTCTTGGCATTGTAGCAAAGAATTGTTGAACCTTAACGAACTGTTCAGAGGTTAGATTGTTTAAAAACTGTAACAACTCTTCATGTTTCTGTTCTTTACCATAGAAAATCTCTTCACCCTGATAGATGTAGTCGATAGAATCTGCAACTACACTAAACACTTTATC